GTAGACACTTATCTTCTAGAGGACCGTAATGGGTACAGATTCTCTATAGCGGCTTCTTTTGACGTAGAAGCTAGAAATACTGATCTGGGAAGAATTATGGAAGAAGCTTCAAGTAAAATCCACCAGATAACTAGTAATGGTCAGATAAAATTGGAATTAGAATGATTAAATCTCACATTAGAAATACCCTATTGACATCTTACAAAATAGAAGATAGAATAAGAAAAGGAATTATCTCTGAAGACAAGCTTGATCAAATACCTAATTTTGCAGGAATTAAGGTAGTTTCTGATAAGCATTTTAGGGATGATATGGCATATTTATTTGATAATGACGGAGTTTTAGTTGCAACTTATATATTTGAGGGATTATGAAAAGAAGCGGAAGTTTAAAAAGTTTATTAGAAAGTCAAACCTTGATGAAAAAAGAAGATGAAGATATTAAAGTAAGTGCTTGTATTTGTGGTGAAGAACCAACCAAAAATACTTACGGTGATAGAGATCATGGAGCAACGCTACGAATACCTTATTACGAATGTAAAGGATGTGGTATAGACTCTAAATATAGCGGTATATGGGCATATCCGGGAGAATGGCAAAAAGCGGCAGAAGGTTGGAACAGTTTTATAGCAAATATAAAGGAAAGGATTAGATGAAGGTTAAAGAGTTAATTGAGAAATTACAGGAGTTTGACCAGAATAAGGATGTTATTGTAGAGTGTATTAACTAAATAAAAGGTTAGAATTATTATGATTATAAAAAAACCTAACGGTGAAAAAGTTAGACTTATAAGAACTAGAGGTTTATCTTCAATATCAGTTTCTACGGAAGATGTAGAGAAATCTCATGATGAACTTGTTGATTTTTTTCAGGAACAAATAGAAAAAACTGTAAATAAACGCTCAGAGCTTCTAGAACGCTTCGCAGAGGTTTACTTAGGTCACATATATGAAAAGACCGGGAAAATGCCTCAGATCGAAGATATAGAGCTTGTAGAGGAGAGAGAAGGTACTAGTACTAGATGGTATTTTAGAGAAAAGTGTATTAGAGGATAAGTGAGGGTATTTTTATGGGAACTAAAGTGATTCTAAAGATTTATAGAGATGCTAGATTTAAAGAACCAAGTATACAAAATGCTCTTGAATCATTTCAAAAAGATAGCTCGTACTTACAGAATAAGTATGACATACACACTGTAAAGTCCAATAAAAGAGATATGACTATAGAAATTCCGGGATATAAAATATATTATGTTCATAATGTTAACGACAATCCTCATAAGATTCAGGGATTTAGAGCAGATGTTATAGAGATTATGGATAATTGCTTAGATCAAGAAGTATTGAGAAGTGTGATATATCCGATGGTTAACGGAGGAGCTGAGTTAATATTTATACCAGAAAGTGTATTAGAGGATAAGTGAGGATATTTTTATGAAAGAGTATAAGAAAAAGGGACTATGTTGGTGTGACAAAGGATATTCTAAATGTGCCTTATGTTTTCCAGATAAGAAAGAGAAGCGTAACCATAAGAAAAGAGTAAGGAAGAAGTCTAAGGATGAGATTAAGAAAAGTGTAGATATTTATAAATCATTAAAGCCTGAAAAAGGAGATATTATAATAATAGGTACTCCTAAAAGTGTATTAGAAAATAATTAGTCCTGTGTGTTGTCTTCCTGTAGCAGACCCAACCATAACCCATCAGAACCACGTAGGGGGGTATCCCCTGCAACTCTCACGCAAAAAAGGTGGCACGACTTTTGCATTAGCAATCACCGTACCATAGACATGACTCTCCTTGTCATAAAGATTGAATGAATATTCAACGGTTACTAGATCAGTATGAAACAACCATAACCATTTCTTAATACTATTATAACATACCGCAATAATCATGTCAAGTATTATTTTTATTTTATTTATAATTATTTTCCTTGCAATTCCCATACCAATTCTATCTGCCAACTAACTGTGGCTTTCATATTTCCATTCTAAGAGCTTTAAATGCCCTAACCTATACCAACTATAGGATAGAATCAAAATGGCTTACAGAGCTTATCAGGAGCTAATTACTAGGGTAAATAAAAGTTATTGTAAAATGCAATTATATTAAAATAGTTGTTGACGCATACATTGCACTGTGTTAATATGATTATAGAACAACAAAGGAGATTATATGAAAAGCTTTAACATGAATGACTTCAATACTTGGATTCAAGATACACAAGACTACTCTATAATTGAAACTAAAGAGGCATATATAGCTAGAAAATCAAATGACTGTATAACATACTGCGTTAAAGTATTAGGTATGATACCTGTAGAGTTATAGAATAAAGGAGACTATATGAAACAACTAATTCAAACAACTAAGAACTTAACTTATACTTATAGCTTATTCAAGACTTGTGATGGGTATAGATTAGAGTCTTATTATATTGGTAGTGATAAGGTAATTGATGCATTGCATTGGTGTGATAGCGTTGATTATAGTATACTAGATAGTATGATGGTAGAGTTAGGGGTAGTAACACCTAATTTAGTGAGTGAAGTAGCGTAGGGGCAAATATGACTAGAGAAGAGATAGAACGATTATGGGTTCAGGAGAGCGATGGGTATAGCTATGGGTATAGTAAACCACTATGTTCCTTAATGTTTGAAGTTGGAAATAGTGATTTAATTAGGCGATGGGATAAAATATGGTATAGTCAGAAGTATAATTATATTAGTGATTATTTTGATGATGGTTATTACGATTATAATCCTATAAGTAGTGAAGATTATTACGTTTTATCTTATTTACTTCGTGCTTTATCTCTTAATATCCTACTCGATGATAACCTTTAATACACAATAACCTAATCACGATGTTAGTAGTTATCTTATACACTGGTAATGCCGTGGTTTCTAAGGAGTTTTTATGAATGATATTGGTTACTATTTAAGCATGGTATTACTAGGGTTCTCTATGGTGATTATTTATAATTGTTAACTTTATTCTCACTTTTGGGTAAAAGCTAAAAGAGTATTAGTGTTATCATGGTCACTTTTGGGTATAGATAACTTTACTTAGTAGGCGAAAAATTCCACTAAGAATAGTTACTGATACCTTGATAGTTATTCTTTACTTTCCTATCGGGCGTAGCTGTTTAGCTATGTCTAATCATAATGCCGTGGTTATTGCATACCATTGCTAAAGTATCAGGCGTTCGGCTAGGAACTTAATCTCTCGACTCCTAGAGGTATAAACTTTACGTTTGAGGCTACCCTTAGTCGGCTCTTTCATGCAATTATTATGCCGTTTTTTAACCGTCCTGATAAGTATGACGTCTTATAATATAGTTGCTAATATATCGGGAATAATACCGAGAAAAAACAACTATTGCAATCATATCATATACTTATATTAATGTCAAGTAAAATCTTATTTAATTTGAGGTTATTAGAAGCTATTTAAAGCCTTTTGACTGTTTTATGTACTATGACTAGGGTTTAGGGTTAAAACCTCTTAGAATTGAAATATAAGCCTAATTGAGCCACTTGTTAACGGATACTATAGGCAAGTATCAAGCGAATAGTGCAACTCCTAACTTCACTTAATTATACTAAACTATAATAGGATAATTGTCAAGTAAAAATAATTATAAATAAAATTAAAAAAGTTGTTGACTTGTGTAATGCAACGTGTTATACTAATTATAGAAAAGGAGTTAATATGACTAAAACAGAATTACTATATGGTTATGAGTTACTAAAAAAGATTATTGATCAATATATTCAAGATAATAACATTAGCTTTATCACTAGTGAAATAGCTCCTAACACGTTCAAAGGTATGACAGAATATTATAATGATCATGGTCAATTCTTAATATATAATGGTGGTGATCATGGTTTTTTAGGTGAGGAGTATAATCTTAAGTTTAGAGCATTGCACGATTATATGCACATTGTTTATGATCTTAAGTTTACTTATAATGATGAGAAGCTTCTATCAAGTATTACAGCCTTTGACTTTATGGTGTTAGGTAGAATCTTAGGTATGAATAACGATGATCTTGCATTAGTTGGTAATATTGTTAATGCCGAGATTAGAGGTCAAATTGAGTATTATCAGGAAAATAAAAGCTTTGTTGATGATCAAAGTAAATTTATTCAAGAATATTTGAAAGTAAGTTAATTTTTTTTTTTTTTTTATTAACGCAGTATGTTATAATAATTATAGAAAAAAAGCTAACTAGAAAATATAGGAGTTAATATGGTTCATATAAATAAAAGACATTTAGCAATTATTAACGCTATGAGATATATAACTAAAGTTAATGACGATTATGATTTTGAAAGGTTTTATGATTCTATTTACGGATATTGGGTATATTATGTTATTGACAATAAAACAGGGACAAAAAAATATTACCATAAAGTACAACAAAGGCGTTAACATGATTAAATCACCAAGTAAACATTTATCATTGCAATACTTACTAGACGTTCAAAATAACAGCTATAGATCACCGACATGTAAAGTAGAGTATTATGCTAATGAAGTTGATGATATGATTTATGAGAAGCAATTAAGAAAAGATATGGAACAAATAGAAAAGGATATTAAGAGGTATAATTATGAGTAATTTAGATGTTAATAAGTTCGTGAGGTACTTGGAAGATATAATGAAAGAAAATGAAAAGCATATAGATAATAATAATGATGCTGATGATCATTGTAAATTAGAAAATGAAACTTTAGAGAATGTTATACATTTTATAAAAAATAAAAAGTTTTATAAATAACCATTGACAATATTAACGCAGTATGTTATACTAGTATTAGGAAAACAAAGGAGATTATATGAAAGGTAGTTTATGGTATTTTGAGGTTAATGAGTATTGTCAGAACTTATCAGACTTATACAATATCCCAGTGATTAAAGTTGCTGGTGCTTTGTCGGCATTATCACCTAATACTACATTTGAACATAACTGTAGATCACTAGAGAAGTTTATCAGAACTAATGGTAATTGTAAGGTTACTACATTTAATAGTCAAAAAGAAAAGGCTAGGCAAATTCTATTTAGTGATAAGGAATTAAGTGAGGATGAAATTAAGGATTTACTAGGTAAAGGATTAAAGACTCGTAGCTTCTTTGAGAATATTTATAGACCTAGTACAAGTCAAGCGGTCACTGTAGATTTATGGCAAATAAGGTGGGCAAAAAAGATTGGATTAATGCCCGAAAAAGGTACATTAACAAATAAGAGATATAAGCTAATAGAAAAAGAGATTCAAACTATAGCTAACGATATTAAAATGCTACCGCATCAAGTCCAATCGGTTATATGGTGCGACATTAGAGGAAAGGAGTATTAATGAAAAGAAAGAATGAATATGCCGTAGGTTATGATAATTTCAGATATGTAGTGTATGACAAGGACGGTATTTCTAGTATTGACAGGGACTTCTTTAATTTAGAAAATGCCTTAAATTACTATGACCATATAGTAACTGAAATAAAAGAGGATTTAGAAGCAATAGAAGCAATAGAAGCAATAGAGCATATTGTAGTTGATAAAGTTGATACTTCTTTCGGACTAGATTGGTTACATATCGGACTAGACGGAACTACTATAGAAAGGATTAGAGGTTAGTATATTTTAAAGCAAGTTAATTTTTTGTTGACAATATTAACGCAGTATGTTATTATAATTATAGAAAAGGAGTTACTATGACCGATAAAATTAGATGTCAAAATGGAATAGACTATGATGAATGTGATAATGAAGTACAAAGTGTAGGTGGTTATTGTAGTGATTGTGAAGAGAAGCTTTTTGAAGCTTTTATAAAAGATTATTATTAAGGAGTATTAATGAAAAGATTCAAATACAACACTAAAGAAGTTTTCAAGGTTAATAACTATGAGCTATATACACTATGCGAAAATAAAGCCGACTATGTAGAAAACATGATAGAATCTTGTAGTTATTTTGTACTAGACAAAGGTGAAACATTAGTAGAATTAGTTGATAGTTATGTAGATTTTTATGACATTGAAGTCTTTCATAGTAAATATGATGCTCATAAGTATGATTATGAAAAGGAACGTAGTGAATGGGAATATTATCAACAGTGTAAAGTAGATGAGCAAATAGAACTTAGGAGATTAGGAAATGAATAACATTGATCTGATAAAGAAGTTAGTAGGAAACAAGATATTTTCAGCACAGTTTTATAAGAAAAATGGTGAGCTTAGAAATATTCACTGTAGGTTAGGAGTTACAAAGCACTTAAAAGGTGGGCATAAAAAGTATGATAGTGATAGTCTTAATTACTTGACGGTATTTGATCTTCAAAAGAAACAATACAGAACTATTAATTTGAGTACATTGAAACAATTAAAAGTAAAAGGTGAGGTTATTGAATTATGAAAAGCGAATTGAAAATAGTTAATAATTATATTACTGAAAATGATGTTGAGATAATGGAGTTAGTGTTAGATTGTTTATATAGATTAGATGTTGTATTTCATTCAGAATTAGAAAATAATACTTTGATTTCGTTTAGAGATATAGTTAAAGATTTTAGACAATCTATCGAAGAAAATACTTGAAATAGTTAACGCAGTATGTTATACTAATTACAAGAAAGGAGTTGATATGATAACAAGTGATAATTTAAAAACAATTCAAACATTATTAGAAGCTACAATAGCCAGTGAGTTTACAAATAATCCCATGACTGATTATAATGCAGTTAATTTTTTATCGGAAATTACTGAGAAAATTGATAATTTCAGAAGAAAAACATGGCATGATGAAAAGTTCGGAGATTATGAAAAATTATTCTGTAGTGACGACATACCTTTTTAATTGACATAGTTAACGCAATATGTTATACTAATTACAGGAGGACTTATGAACGATTTTGACAGAAAGCATGACCAATGGAAAAACGAACCTTACGATAATGTAACATATATAGAACCTCAATACTTTGACGGTTACGATAAGGCTTTAGACATAGAAAAAGTACTAGAAAGAATGGCTGATTCTAACCAATATAAATACAAGTATGAGGACATGTTAGAAGAACTTAGAGAAGCTTCAGATGCTCAAGAGACTGTTATTAGTCGTGGACATGTAGAAAGTGAGGAAGAAACAAAGCATATCAACGAACTATATGACCATATAAATGATTATATTCAAGTTACAAGTAATTATAATGAAACTATAGGAGATTGGAGTATATGAGAGAATTATTAGACGAACTAAAAGAAATGATTAACAATATTAACTTACATGATAAAGATAAATTCATGTTAGAGAATCAAATAGCGAGTATTGAATTAGAACTAAATCAAATTAATATTTGACATAATTAACGCATAGTGATATAATGAATATAGAAAAGGAGTTAACATGATAAACAAACAAAGGGTAATTATTTTAAGTGCAGAACTTAACACTAACAACAAGGATATAAACCTATTTAATAGTGATAATCTTGAACTATCTCTCATAGATAATCAAATTAACTTTAAAAAAGGTATAGGATGTTACAAAGGTAATAGTGAGGATGTTTTTGTATGTACTCCTAATAATAAGCATGAGGTAGATGTTATAAAAGGTTTTGCTTTTCAAAGCTTTGGTCAAGAGTCTATACTTGAACAAGATGTTAACGGATTATGTCACTTAGAGTATAGTGACGGAACTTCTAAGAGTGTAGGAATGTTAAAAGTAGTAAATCCTAAGCTAATAGAACAGCTAGATAATTATACAATATTAGATGGAAAAGTTTGGACAACAGAGGAGATATAATTGTTAGAAGCAAAAAAATACTTAGCAAGAAAGCCTAAAAAGGTAGGAACTAAAATACAATGTAATAATGGTGGTGGTATATTCAAGGTCATTAAATGTATTGACTATACATGGTTAACGGGTAGTAAAAAGAAAAATAAAGATTACTTGATTGAATTGGAGAGGGTTTTACAGTGATTAGAGGTAAGAGGTATACATATTCAAGGTCAAGGTCAGGGTCAAGGTCAGGGTCAGAGTCAAGGTCAGGGTCATGGTCATGTTTATGGTCAGGGTCTTGGTCAAGGTCAGGGTCATTTTCAAGGTCAAGGTCATTGTCAGAGTCAGGGTCATGGTTATGGTCAGGGTCATTGTCAAGATCATATTAAAAGGAGATAAAATGAACGTACATAGTATAAGAAAAATAGAAACAGAGATAAATGAACTATGCGATAAACTAGACATAGCTCAAAATAATAAAGATAGCTTTGCAATACAGATGCACACTAGAAAGATAGAACAATTATTATCGAAACTTCCAAGTAATGAGGTTAAGGTATCAACAGAAAATAATAGTATAGAAAATATATTACAATAATTGATTGACATATTGCATTAAATAAGTTATAATATAAACAAGTCATCAACAAAGGAGATTAGATGAAAAAAGCAGTACAGGTAGTAGAGACAGGACAGACAGCATTAGAAAGTTTAGTAGGTGAGCAAATCACAGTATTTTGCTTAAACTATTTTTATCATGGTGAACTAAAAGGAGTAGGTGAAGAGAGTATCTTACTTAGCAATCCTAAAATAGTTTTTGAAACTGGTAGTTATTCCGATAAGGGATTTAAGAAATCTGAAGACTTAAAAACACAAGAGTTATACATTAAAAAAAGTGCTATAGAAAGTTTTGCGGTATTAGAAAATAAAAATGATTAGAGGTAAGAAACATAGATATTCAAGGTCATGGTCATGGTCAAGGTCATGGTCAGGGTCATTGTCATGGTCATTGTCAAGGTCAGGGTCAGGGTCAAGGTCATGGTCATGGTCAAGGTCATGGTTATGGTCAGGGTCAGGGTCAGGGTCAGGGTCAGGGTCAGGGTCAGGGTCAGGGTCAGGGTCAAGGTCATATTAAAAGGAGAGGAAATGAAATTATTATTAACAGTATTAACATTAACAGTATTAACAACGTCATGCGGTAAGAATGAACCGATAACACAGCTAGGAAAGTTTGCAGAAAATGTAGGAAGAACTCCAAGAATATTAGCAAATCAATTACTAGGAACTAGTGCCGATAGTAATGACGAGATAGATCAACTAGAGGAAGAACTAGAACAGTTGCACGGCATTGTAATAGATCAGTATATTGAACTAGTCGGACAAATATCGGCATTACAGGCAGAAGATTCAAGAGTAAATGAGCTTCTTCAGAGAGAAGTTGCAAGACTTAGGAATAAGATTAGACGAGTAAAGCAAAGAAATAGACGACAATTGAACGACATCAGAAGTGAAGTTGCGGATTTAAGCCTAGCAGTATCTCAAATTGATGGGAGAATTGATAGTCTAGAAGTAGTGTGTGCAAGGTTTTTTGGTATAGTTGTAAGTTGTGAATNNNAATTAGAAGAGTAGTAAGTGTAACAAGATAAAGGTCTATAAGGCTCTTATCTTTAATTTAAAGCGTTAGGATTATAAATGAATGTGATAGATAAGATAGATAAATTTGAAGCGTTAGAGAGTCAAACTGTGGCTGATTTTGAGAGCATATTTAAAACCACAATACCTTTTGAAAATGACGACATAGTAGAAATAGGTAATATTGTTTTTGGAGAAAAAAGAGAGCTTATTATAAATGGTAAAGAAGTTTACATAAGGGATTTAAAAGACACAATTTATCAGCAAGGTAAGGTTAGAAGTGCTTACTGCTATAAAGCTTATGATAATAAAGGAAAATTGAAACTTAAGTACTACTCTTTAAAGGAGATGCTTAACGAGCTTGATATTAGCATAATCAGTTTTAAACAAAAACTAAAGGATAATGACAAAGTATTTGTAAATAATCCTAATTATAAAAAAATAAAGAATATAGAAGTTGTTAACAGTCATAAATTTTACAAAGAAAGGATTAATCATGGAAGTAATTAAGAAATACGATAATAGAAAGTTATACTCAACTAAGCTAAGTAGATATGTAACATTAGGGTATATAGCTGATTTAGTTAGAACAAATGTACCTTTTCAAATTGTGAACCATAAAACAAATAATGATGTTACTAATTCCACTTTAAGCGAAGTTGTAAGAACTTTGAAGCTTAACAATAATGAGTTAGTTAGTATAATAAAAGGTAGTTAGATGTGGTTATTAACATTAGTATCTTTAGTTATTGTTTTTACAATAGCTTTTACTGGTAGGTAAGTAATGATTAGAGGTAAGAAACATAGATATTCAGGGTCAAGGTCATGGTCAAGGTCATGGTCATGGTCATGGTCAGAGTCAAGGTCAGGGTCAGGGTCAAGGTCATGGTCATGGTTATGGTCAGGGTCTTGGTCAAGGTCAGGGTCATTTTCAAGGTCAGGGTCAGGGTCAGGGTCATATTAAAAGGAGAGGAAATGAATAGTGTAGATTTTATTGAAATGATAGTAAAAAACTTAAGATTAAATGGTATAGATTGTCAAGTTACTTTAAACAATGACGGTGTTTATGTAGGTCTTTACGACACAATGACTCGTAATAAAGTATCAGGGTCAAGTGCTGAGACTTATGAGGAAGCATTAGCAAAGTCATTAGCTTTTGCAACTTCAAGAGTTAGTGATGATAGGTTAAGTATTTTATGATAAATGCTAAGAACTTATTGATACTATCTTGGGTATTTATTGCATTAGCTTTTCTTAGTGGTGATAGTTTATGGTCATTCTTAGCTTTAGTGACTTCGATAGCTTCTTTGATTAGTTATAAAGGTGATAGAAATGATTAGAGGTAAGAGACATAGGTATTGGTCATTGTCATGGTCATTGTCAGGGTCAGGGTCAAGGTCATGGTCATGGTCATGGTCAGAGTCAAGGTCAGGTTCAAGGTCAAGGTCATTGTCAGGGTCAGGGTCAGGGTCAGGGTCAAGGTCAAGGTCAAGGTCATATTAAAAGGAGATAAAATGAAATTATTATTAATTTTACTATTGACAAGTTGCAGTACAATACCGTATACTAGAACTGTAGGTAGATCTAATTCTGATAGAATAGAACAGTGTGTTTACCGACTTATAGAGAAATCAGGTATTGATGCAAAAACTGCACAGGAAAGCTGTAGTAAAATATTTAGGAGATAGAATGAATATATTCTTTACTAGTAAATCACCATTACAATGTGCCAAGTATTTAGACGATGTTAGGTGTTCAAAAATGATACTAGAGTCATGTCAAATGTTAGCTACTGCCGTGATTGTTAATGGTGGAACTGCACCTTATAAGATCACTCATAAAAACCACCCTAGTACAGTCTGGGCAACTAAGAGCTTGGATAATTGGCAATGGTTATGGAATCACATGGTAGCTTTAGCAATGGAGCATAAAAGACGTAAAGGATCTATACATAAGAGCTTTAAAGTGTTCATAAACAGCGATATAAAGCTTCAAGCTCAACAGTTAATACCTAAGCTAGGGTTAACACCTAAACCTAACTGTGCAGCTAGGGATAGCTTAGGAGTTAGTTACAAGCATATGGACAATATATACGATGCTTATAAGTTATACCTTAATCATAGGTGGAAACTAGATAAAAGACAACCAAAATGGAGCTAAAATGAGCAGAGACTTTGAACTTCCTACAACACATCCTGACTATACAGATTGTTGGGATCGTGATACATATGACTTACAGGATATTCCACCAGTAATTAAGTGTGAACATAAATGGAAAAGTTACATGGGATTAAATCAACAGTTTGAATATTGTGAACTATGTGATGAAAAGAGGGGATAAAACATGACTAAAAACGAATTTCAAGATTTAGTGATTCATATAATAAATTTGCAAAATATATACTCAGGAGTCTGTTCGTCAATCAGCCTATCCTGTTCCACCAAAATAACATCATTGCAAAAAATTCGGATAAGAGATCATTTTTTAAAACTGTTTGATATCGAAAAAGATACATTCGGTTGGGAAAGTAACCATTATTATATTCGTGCCAACCCTGTTAGATTAAACGCTATATTACTATGGGAGCAATACGTTCTTGATACAAAAGAGTATTTGAAGTTTTAAAGGAATAATTATGAAACTAATATGTTTAACAGCAATGTTTGTAAATATGACAAGTGTACCATTTAATCAACAAGACTTTTCGGCAATACAAACTATGGAAAGACGATGTGCTTCAATGGATGAAGCTAACCGATGCTTAGTGCAGTTTCAAAAAAGAGAGCAAGGGGTTTATAGAGGCTTTTGTGGTAATGCTCAAACTTTTTCAAAAAAAGCATTGCAAGAAGCTGAACTATCTGTTATAATGAAAGAGATTAGTGGGTATTCTAAAGAGACTCAAAGGGAAATGTTAAAAGAAATAGGAGTAGAATAGGTGGAAGCGGAAATTGTTTGTGCTGGTTTAATAATATTGTCATTAATTTCAGCAAAGGTATATGTAGCATCAAAAAAGAACTCTGATAATACTAATAAGATTTTTAGTTTGGAAAATAAATTAGGTAATTTGGAAAAAAAGTTATATGGACGTTATATAAATCAAGGGGATATATCCGAAGTTGATAGAAGGATTAAAAACTTAGAACATAGGATTAACAATCTACCATCGAATAGAGTAAAAGAGGCAGAGGGTTTATTGAACCGAGCTAAGAATATATTAGAGGAGTTAGAATAATGCAAGTAGAATCATTAAAAGACATTCTAGAAATCAATCCAGACAAGTTAAAGTCATCAGAAAAGTCTAGACTTATAAACAAGATAAAACAACTTATTAAATTCGATAATAGTGACAACAAAGAAGCCGATGAAGAAGCTACTGAATTTCCTCACAGAGCTATAAGTGTTGTAGGTAAGGAATTAGTAGAGATAAGCTTCGATCTATCATCAAAAAAAGCTAGGGTAGTTTCTACTAAAACAGATACTAGGGATACTAAACACAACACAATGGCAACAGCTAAAGCGTTGGAAGAGATTAGAAAAATAGCAAAGGAGCAAAAGTAATGAGTAAAAAATTAGACTTAGAATTGATAAATAGAAAAAGGGCAAGGTTTGAACAACTTGTAGGTTTTTCTAAGAACTTAGAGATTTATTTAAAAGATCATGATGAGAGTCCTATAGAGTCAGTTAAGAATTTACTAGAACTTGATGATGACAGTTCTTTGGTTTTAGAGGCTGATGAGATTATAAAAGTTAACAATAAAAAAGTACATGACTTTATTATGCTTCAAACATCTTTGTATAATATTATAAGCTCAGGTGCTGTGTCAGAAGATGATGCTAAACCTTTAAGAGATGCAGTAGAGCCTTTAGAGTTAGAAGTATCTAGGATATTAGAAATTGAATTAGATGAACTTTATCAGGAGTTGGGAGATGAGTAACAATTTAACAGAGAAACTTTCTATAATACAAAGTGATTTGAAAGCACCTAAAGGACAATTTAATGCTTTTGGTAAGTATGCTTATAGAAGCTGTGAGGATATTTTAGAGGCTGTAAAACCTCATCTTAAGAAAAACGGCATAATACTAACAGTGTCTGATTCTATCAACGTAGTAAATGTGGGAGATTCAGCTAGAGTATATGTTACAGCTACAGCAAAAGTTAGTGACGGTGTTGATACTATAGAGGTTACAGCATCTGCAAGAGAAGCTGAGAATAAGAAAGGTATGGACGAATCTCAGATCACAGGCTCTACAAGTTCATACGCTAGAAAGTACGCACTAAACGGATTATTTCTAATTGATGATACTAAAGATGCCGATGCTACAAACAATCATGGTAAGACCTCAACATCTAAAGAAAGTGTAATCAAGAAAAAAACAAAGTCAGCTAGTAAAGAAACAAAAGAAAAGAATGACTTTAGACTTAGTGTTAAGAAAGATAAAAAACCAGTAGAGGTTTTAGAGGATGAATTATAATGAACAATGACAATAAAAAAACACAAGAAGAAGGATTTGAATCTTTGAAGGTGGGTTTGGAGACTACGCTACATAAACTAGGAGATACATTACCTGACAATATAGACGAAACTTCTACAAAAGGACTTCGTAGAGCTTTAAAGACATTGGTAGAGTATATGTATACTAGGCAACCGACATTAGATTTCAACACTGTTACTAAAAGAGAAGCTAGATTCATAGGAGATTTAATAACGCTTCATGAAACAGCTACACAATATACGATTCAAACAATAGCAGAAATACAAAAAGAACAACAAACTCAGGAGGAAAACAATGGGTAAAAGAACATACGTAGATGTAGGAGTATTAGCAGTATCTAATGAGAAGGACTCATCTGGAAGAACTGCATATTATTTAAAAGCAGGAACTGACAAAGATGGCAATCAAGTAGAGATTAAAATCAACGGTAAGAAGGTTCAATATCTAAACTTCAAAAGCATGGTAACTTCTTTCGAGGAAAGAATTGCTAGAGCTGACGATGAAGAGAAGATTGAGAAGTTAGAAGCAACTAAGTCACGCTTTGAAAAAGGCGGTGATCTTGAAGGAATGAAGTTCAATTGCTACACTTCTTACGAGAATTAAGTTTTCATGCGGTAGCTATGGATTCTACCATAGTTACTGACACCTCTCCTTTTGTATAGCCCCTTAATTGGGGCATTTTTATTTGACAAAAGTGAAAAAGTTTGATATACTAAA